ATCAGATTAATCCTGATGGAAGCACAACAGCTTTAACTTCTTTTATAAAATCATTTAGTTTTTCATTACAAAAAGATCAGAGTGAGGTATTTCTTGCAATGCGTAGATTCCTACCTAACTTTAAAGTATTGACGGGTAACAACCTAATAACTGTAGCCATAAAAGATTTTCCATCAGACTCTGATAGTGTAACAACTCTAAGTCCTTTTACAATTACATCTAGCACAACTAAAGTTGACACTAGAGCCAGAGGAAGATATGCAAATATTAAGATAGAAAACACAGGGGTCGGCGAATCTTGGAGATTTGGTACGTTTCAGGTGGACCTACAACCAGACGGAAGGAGAGGTTAATGGCAAAAATAGTGGTAAGATTACCAGAACCTAAAAAAGAATATAGTGAAGACAATCAAAGACAGATAAACAGAGCGTTATCTATATTAATAGAACAATTAAACTCAACATATCTAACACAACAGAAAGAGGACCAGGAGAGATTTACCTGGTTAGGATTAGGTTAATGGCAAATATATATAAGAACGATAAAGTAAGTCTAACAACTACAGATCTTACAACTCTGTATACAGTGCCATCAAATTCTAGAGCCATCGTTAAATCTTTATTAGTATCTGAGGACAATGGTGGTGCAGCTGTTGTTAAAGCTACATTAACCAATGCATCAGGTACAGCGTTTGTAATAGATAATGACATAGATTTATCTGCTAATCAAAAAGAACAAGTGTTAAGTGAACCCTTGATTATGCAAGAAAGTGAGATATTAAAGGTGCAAGCAACCAGCGGACAAGTGGACGTCATAGCATCTATACTAGAGATTAACAGGGAGGACAGATAATGCCATTTGTAGAACAAGAACAAGGCTTTGAAGATAAAATAATAAACGGCAAAACAGTTAAAGTTTATAAGCCTAGAATAGAAGTAACTTTAAAACACCTTAAAACAGGTCGAGAGTATCTATCTGATGCAGAAGCTCAAGAAGATGTAAATAGTCCAGTAACTGATACGACTCAAGATGATATATCTAGAAGTGTAAATGTTATCATAGAGGGCTTGCCTTTAGGCAATAAAACTAACTTATAGGATCGTTGACGAATGTATAAAAACCTAGTAAATTGTACTACACTCGCCTTTTTACAAGCTTTGCGAACTTGCTTCAATATTGACAATATAAAGAGAAACTATGGGACTACTTAAGAAAATATTCAAACCAGTTGCAAAGGTATTAGATAAAGTCATACCTAATGAAATCAAACCAGCATTACCCTATGTAGCAGCGTTTGCTCCATTTATGATGCCTGCTGGATTTGGAACTGGATTTGCATCAGGATTATTTAAAACACAAGCAGCGCAACAAATGGCAGCTAGAGCTTTATTAGGTGGTGGTTTAAATATTGCTGGACAACTTTCACAAGAAGGTAGCGAAGGTGATGTTAATTTATTATCAGCAGGACTCGGAGCGTTGTCAGGTGCAATGACTGCACCAGGGGCAGCAGATACATTTAGAGGTATGACAACTCAAGGTAAGTTTGGTTTAGGAACAGCTCCTGATGCCATAACAGGCGGTCCAATGCAATTAGATAGAGTAATGTCAGGTAGAAATTTTCTTACAAAAGCAGCAGATGTAGGTTTAGAAGGTTTAGCAAAAGGATCAGAAATTTTTGCAGCTGGAATAGATAAACCATTTAGTATGGCAGGATTAAAAGCTGCAACAGTACCAGCAGCAGTAGCAACTGGTGATGTGATGCAGGCAGAAGCAAGACGACTAGAAAAACAAGCAGCTATAGATGCTGCATTAGCAGAAGCAGAAGCATTAGCGGACAGTGGAGCGAGAGGTGATGCAATTAGAAATGCGATGAGAGCTTATGGGTTCTTTACTGATGAAGAAATAGAAAGCACAGTTGCGACAGCAGGATACAAAGCCGGTGGTAGAGTAGGATTTGCATTTGGTGGTATAGATAAAGCTATAGAAATGGTAGAAGAAGAAACTGTAGAAAAAGGTAAAGAAGGAATAATGCAAGCAGCTGGAGAAGATCCTTTATTAGTAGAAGAATATAATAAATATGTTTTTGATTTAATGGAACAAAGACCAAATGCAAAACCAATGTCGTTTCAAGAATTTAAAAGAATGGTTAAAGCAGGTATGAAAGATGGTGGATTAATGGATCTTGGTGGTAAAGAAATGGATTTAAGAAAAGGTGGATTTGTACCGATCGGTGAAAAAGAAAGAGCGGATGATGTACCTGCAAGACTTTCTAAAAATGAATTTGTAATGACTGCTGATGCAGTTAGAGCAGCGGGTGGTGGTAGTGTTAATAAAGGTGCAAAGAGAATGTACAATTTAATGAATACTTTGGAGGCTAGAGCATAATGTCAACAACAACAACGATAACAAAACCAGCACCGATACTAGAAGGTTCGCTTACCGCCTTTTTAAAATCTATAGATAAATTAGGAGCAGGTGCAGTACCATCTACATTTACAGGTATTGATACATCTAAATTTGCTCCTCAAGTAGCAGATCAAGTAAAATTACAAACAGATGCAGCGGCAGCAGCAGCTGATTTAGGAACTTTAGTTGGACCAGATGCATACAAACAATTTATGTCTCCGTATCAACAAGAGGTTATTGATACAACATTAGCAGAATTTGACAGACAACAAGCAATAGCAGACACAGCACAAAGAGATAGAGCAATAGCTGCTGGAGCTTTCGGTGGTGGACGAGAAGGTGTACTTGCAGCAGAGGCAGCAAGAGGAGCTGCAACGAACAGAGCAAACTTACAAGCACAATTATTAGCACAAGGATTTCAACAAGCACAGGCAGCTGCAGCACAAGACTTAGCTGCAAGACAAGGATTGGGTCAATATCAATCTGCACTAGGTCAACAACAACAAGCTGTAGAACAAGCGAAACTAGATGCAGCACAGATCGCAGCTAAAGAAGAACAATTTCAACCATTCACACAATTAGGATTGGTTGGTCAACAATTAGCACAGATTCAACCAGGAGCATTTCCTACACAAACCGTAGGTATCGGAGCAGTAGGAGCACCAGCTAGCCCTATGTCACAATTCTTAGGTGGTGCAGCGGGAGTAGCAGGCATCGCTGGTAAATTAGGATTATTTGGATAATGAGCAGAATATTAAGACGACCTATGTTCAGAGGCGGCAAGGTAATAGATAGCCGTGGCACAGGTATTACATCTGGATTAATGGATGGTGGTAGAGTTGGTTATCAACAAGCAGGTTTTGTAGTTCAACCTCCGGGAGCTAAAGGTAAAAGTATATTTGATATTCAAGATATTTTAGCAATGGGAGGAGCACCAATGACAGGTCAACAAATTTTAGATTTTGCTGAAGCTAACCAAATGAATTTAGGAAGAGATTTTAAAATAAATCCAAAAAGTAAATTTATTCCTGATGAAGTAATAGAAGGTGAAGGTACAGAGAATGAAGTAAAAATACCATATTCTGAAAAAATAAGAAAAGATGGTATTCCAACTTATAAAGATCCTAATGAAAAATATTTAGGTTCGGGAGATAAACAAGGAGGTCAAGATGAAATAACAGACTTAACCACTGAACAAGTAACATCCACATTAACATCTAACAATAATAATAACAATGATACGACAGGTAACAACACATCAAGCACAACAATAAGTCCAGAGGATGCAATTAGAGAAAACGCAGAATTGTTTAAAGAATTACTTGGTGAAGCAAGTAAAGAAGATATTAAAAAAGCTAGAATACAAGACGCATCAGATTATTTATTAAAATTCTTTGCTGGCACACAAAAAGAAGGTGCGGACGTAGGATCAGCTGCGGCTGAAGTTGCTGAGTTTGCAGTAAGTAGAGATAGCAGAACAGACAGAGCTAAAGAAGCAGCTAAGAAAACAGATCAAACAGCAACAGCATTAGCAATTAATGATTACATTGCAGGTAAGAGATCTAAAGAAGAAATTAATAAATTATTAGCAGGTTATGCAGCTAAAGCAGAATTTGCAAAAGGTGACACTGCATCTCAAATTGCTGACTTTGCTGGTAAACAAGGTTATCTTCCCGGAGTAGATATAATTAAAACTTACATAAGAGATGACAAAGCTCTTAGTGGCAAAGAAATAGTAGAATTTGATTCTAGTGAACAAAAAGTCGAATATTCACCAGGCGATGAAAATAGAATTTATATAGATACAAAAACTAAACAAGTATTCACTTTTAATAAAGACAAAATAAGAATACCAATTTCAGGTTAAGGAGGATAGATGGGTATAGTTCCTATAAATCCCGACCAAGATAATACAGCACAAGACACAAGCTGGGCTTTGTCAATGGCTGCGGCTGTGCCGTCTGGTATTATAAAAATAGGTGAGGGCTTTGCAACATTAGGTGCAGCGCTATTAGATTTAGGTGTAGACGAAGATCGAGTCGAAGCAGTCGAACAATATTTTGCAGACATTAATCCATTTGACGAATTAGCAGCATCAACAGGCATAGGTAAAGTTACAGAGTTAATTGTTAACATTGGTGTGCCTGGTGGTCTTGCATTCAAAGCTGCAAGTGGTTTGGGTAAAGCAACACTAAAAGCAAAACAAGCTGGTAAATATTTAAGCACTGGAGAAAAAGCAAGAAGATTTGGACAAGGTATGTTAGGTGCGGGTATTGCAGAAGGTGCAGCTGTTGGTGATGTAGAAGATGCCGGTACGTTTGGTGATTTTTTGGGTGGACCTACAAAAGTAAAAAGAGGTGAGAATGATCCAGCAACAGAATTAATGAACAGATTAAAATTTGGTGTAGAGGGTATGGCATTTACTGGAGCGTTTGGAGCTGCAGGTAAATTAGTTTCTAATATGAGAGCGGTGCGTGGAACGAACAAAGCGAAGCGTGGATTGGAAAAAGGTATTGATAAATTAGATAGTTGGTTCAGAGCTAACGGATTGTTAACTCAAGAAGGTTTTGATGTAAAAATGAAAAGAATAGGACGCGAGTCTGCAGATACAAATGTAGGTGAACGTGCTATGGTAGAGATAGATAATATAGCAGATAGAATTGTAAAAAGTTATAGAAAAGTTGCAACAGATAAAGTTGATGGCACAACTAGAAATAAAATTTTAGAAGAAATGAATAACGTGCTTATGTCAGGCACAGCTAAAAATGGTAAGTTAAGACCACTTTTTGGTAAAGTGAATGAATATGCAATAGACCCCAAAACAGGAAGACCAGGAACAACAGCTAAATTTAAAACAGGAAAAGAATTATACAATGTAGAAATAGAATCTATACCTGTTGCAAAAAAAGAAGCATTGAGAAAATTATTAGTTAACAAATATAAAGCTGATCCAAAAGACATTGAAGTAATGTTTAATCAGTTTGATAAAATTAGAGGTAAATGGTCTGAATTATTTACTGGTATGGGTAGAAGATTTACACCAGAGTCTTTAAAACAATTTGAAACAATGTTGCCTAAATACATTAACGATGTATTAGATAGAGGTTACGAAACATTTAGAAATAATCCTATTGTATTAGCAGATAATATTAGACCTACAAAAACTTTAATTACAGAAGCCATAAAAGAATTTAAAGATATTGCTGCACAAAAAGGTTTAAAATTAAATGATGATCTTGCAAGAGATATGGTTGATGATGTTTGGAAAGGTGCAAGTATGCCAAAAGGTTTTACGTTAGGAGCAACTACGGCACCTGGTCAGGTAAGGTTTCAAAACGTGCCTGCGTTTATGACTAAATCATTAGCAGATAAAATAGATCAAAAAATAATTGCTGACAGGGCCACTGCTAATATAGAAGAATTATCTGGTGTTGCTAAACCTGTCATACAAAAATTATTAGGTAAAGCTAAAAACCCTATGTCTTCTATTGTAGAAGGCACAAATAATTTATCTATGCAAGTTAGAAGTGGTCAGTTTTATGATGACTTAATTTTAACAAACAATAAATTAAAAAGAGAGTATGACGCTTGGGCTAATGGTGGTAGAGTTGGACCAGAACCTAGAATACCTTTTTTATATAACAATACTAAAGAAGCTATTAAATATGCAGGTGGAACAGGTGATGATTTTAAACAAATAATTTCTCCTGAAGGTGACGCTGCAAGAGAAATAGATAGATGGTTTGATCCTAAAGCTGCTTTAAAAAATATTGACGAAAACTCTGTTGTAAGAATGAGTGCAAAAGGTGAGATAGAAGATATATTAAATCCTATCGCTGGTAAGTTTGCGTTAAAAGATTATGCAGAAGCTTTTGCTAAATCACAAAACTCATCAAAAAGTTTTCCACAACAAATTTATAATAGTTTAATTTTATATCCAAAAGGTTTATCACAAATGTCTAAAACAATTCTTGCACCATTTACACACGCAAGAAACTTTATTAGTGCTACTGCTTTTGCTGCAGCTAATGGTATTTTACCATTTGGTAACACAAAAGATGTTAAAGCAGCGTGGAATGCACTACAAGCTTTTGGTCCAGGCACAAGAACATCAAATGAATTTTATCAAGAGTTACTAGAACTTGGTGTTGTAAACTCAAACGTACAATTAAAACAAGTTGCAGATCTTTTAGAAGACGTAGACTTTGGTAGCACACTTAATAAATTAAATAGTGATTGGGGTCTTAATAGATTTATCAAAGGACTTAAAAAAATAAAAAGAGGTGCGGAAGATTATTATACTGCAGAGGATGACTTCTGGAAGATATTTACATTTTTAGGTGAAAAATCTAGATTAGCAAAAGCATACGACAAAGCAGGTCTAAAACTTGGACAAGAATTTGTTGATATGAATGGTGCTAAACAAATATTTAACGATGCATATTTAAAAAGAGAAGCAGCTAATTTAGTTAAAAACAATGTACCAAACTATGCATTTGTATCTGATTTTATTAAAGGGTTAAGAAAGTTCCCTGTAGGTAACTTCGTAGCCTTTCCATCAGAAATTATTAGAACAAGTGCGAATATAGTAGACACAGCTTTAAAAGAAATAAATTACTCTACAATTATAAATGGTAAAACTGTAAATCCATTAAGAAGTAGAGGTATACAAAGATTAACAGGTATGGCTTTAACTACAGCTGCATTACCACTTGGCACCGTTGCGGCAGCACAAGCTATATACAATGTTGCAGATGAAGAGATTGATGCAATGAGAAGATACGTTGCTGACTGGTCTAAAAACTCTGTATTAATACCATTTAGAAATGATGATGGTAAATTATCTTATATAGATTTCTCACACTTAAATGCATACGACACAGTCACAAGACCAATACAAACTGTATTAAACGCAGTTAACCAAGGTAGAGCAGACGAGGATGGATTAGTAGATGATTTTATTTTAGGTATGATTGATTCAACAAAAGAGTTAGGATCACCTTTTATATCAGAGTCTATTTGGACCGCAGGACTTGCAGATATATTTGTAAGAGGTGGGTTAACAAGAGAGGGTAGAAGATTATGGAATCCACAAGATGCTGCTGGAACTAAAATATATAACTCTCTTGGTCACCTTGTAGAAACACAAGCTCCATTAAACTGGAAACAATTAACTAGACTTGGTTTATCTATGAAACCAGTTGTAGGTATTGATGGAAAGTTTGATGAGAGAGGCAACACTTACGATTTAGGTAATGAGTTATTAGGTATCGCTGGTCTTAGAAGAGTTACAATAGATCCTGAAAAATCTTTTAATTATAAAATTACAGAATATAAAAAAGGTATAAGAGACTCTAGAAATTTATTTACATCGGCTACTTTAAAAGGAGGAGAAATTACTCCAGAACAAATCGTAGATGCATATGTAAATGCTAATCGAGCATTATATGGTGTTAACAGAAATATGTATTTGGATATGGAAGCTGCAAAAGTTTTGGGTATGAGTGATGACTCATTGGCTCAAGATATGACAGGTAGGGGAGAAAGAAGAGCATTTGGTTTTATTAATCAAGGTAGATTTAGACCTTTAAGTATTTCTAGAGATGTAATAGGTTTATTTCAAAAAAATGCAGAAAAGTTAGGAACAGCAAATCCTTACGAACAAGCTGCAGGTGTTATAGGAAGAATACGAGAGGTACTATCTGAAACTCCTTTAGATGGTGATTTGTTCCCAAACATAACAAATCCATTTAGTGTATCTATAATGGATGATGCTGTAGCTCAAGCTAATCAAATAATAGGTAACAACCCTACAAATGTAGCGTTGGCTGCAGCTCCTACTACAGGATTTATTGGACAAGGTAATGTAAATATTGATCCAATAACTAGACTTACAACCGCAGAAGAAATATATTTAGATCCTACTGAAAAAGTGGTAAGACGAAACCAAAGAACAAATACGAGATTAACATAATGGCAATGCAACCAAAAAATACTAGAGAACACATTTTATCTTTGTACGGACACATCTCAGGTGTCAAAAAGAATTTAAAACACGTGCACGAAGATGT